GAAGCGGGCACACTTGGAAAGAAGTGGAATAACTTCACGCATCCTTCGTCGCGAACCGCTTTGCCCCGAAAAAAAACATCCCCAAACCAATCAGAATCAGAATCACGCCGATTCCATTCTTGATTGAGTAATACCAGTCTGTGTCTGGTGTCGAGGCGGCGTTGTTCGCCTTTGCTGAAAACTCTCCACCAAACCATGCAAGCAGCGGCCCGAACGTAACCATAAATCCCGCGACTGTCTTTGACATTGCAGTGAGCTCCTGAAAAATGTGCATTGCTACGCCATAGCATACGTAGAACGTTGAGTTTTGCCAAACGGATCACACAGACGCGAAACTGTGTGACATGGCAACGGCGTCTTCACTACTGGCACAGATCGACGCAGCGATAGAAGCATTGCTCACCGGCGGTGCGTCGTCGTACTCGATCGGTTCTCGCACGGTCACAGCGTTGGATCTCAACACGCTGTTCGAGCAGCGAAACATGTTGCAAACGCAGGTCGACCGTGAATCTGGCGGCGGGATGTTTCGACTCGCCAAAATGCAGAGGACCAGTCGATGATCGGCTCTGCAATCGACCGGATTGTCGGAATGTTTTCACCGGCTGCTGGTGTGCGACGAACTCAGCAACGCCGAACCCTTGAGCGTATGTACTCGGGCGCTGAGGCGAATCGGCTCACCAATAACAAAAAGCCGAAAAACCAATCTGCTGACAGCGAGTTGCTTGGCCCATTCGGGGCTGATGCTCTTCGGGCATGGTCACGGGCTCTCGTGCGAGACAACGCCTATGCATGGGGCGTAGTTGACACAATTGTCAGTTCCGTTGTCGGTAGCGGAATCACCGCACAGAGTCAGGTGGAAACGCCTGAAGGCACAGACATCGAGGACGTCAATGAGCTTCGCGACAAGGTGTGGTCCGAATGGTGCGAAGTCTGCGATGTCAACGGGCGTTTGAGCTTTGCTGAAATCCAGCAGCTTGCACAGCGGGAAATGGTCGAAGCCGGTGAAGTGCTGATTCACTTGGTCAATACACCGTCAGAAAAATATCGCGGAATCTATCGGCCCGTGCCGCTGGCTATCGAACTCATCGAAGCCGATCGGCTCGCCAATGAAAAAGACACGTACAAGGTTCGTAGCACCGACGGCAACCGCATTACACGCGGCGTCGAACTCGACGAACTCGGAAAACCTCTTGCGTATTGGATCTATCCGGAGCATCCAAACGGACCTTATTCACAGGGTCGACAGGAACCGGTACGCGTCGACGCAAAAAACATCCTGCACCTGTATCGCATGGATCGTATCGGCCAGAGCCGTGGCGTGTCGTGGTTCGCGCCTGTGATGTCGTGGCTGCGGGACCTTGGCGTTTACGTCGACAATGAGATTCAGGCGTCTGCTGTGGCGTCATGTTTCGGAGTGGCAATCACAACAACCGGCAGAGCTGGTTCCGGGCTAATGCCGTCGACAGATGATGAAACGACGGACACCAACGGCAATCAGTTTGAGTATCTCGAACCTGCAATGGTCGTTCGGCTTCAACCTGGCGAATCCGTTGAATCAATCAATCCCGGTCGTCCGAACTCAGCGTCAGAGCCGTGGATAAATCTGATGCTTCGCGGAATCTCAGTAGGCACTGGGCTGAGCTACGAAGTCGTTTCCAGAAATTACAGCGGCACGAGCTACAGCAGCAGTCGTACTAGCATGCTTGAAGACCGTCGCCGGTTCCGTCGATGGCAGAAATACATGGTGCAGCATTGCTGCCAGCCGATCTGGGATCGATTCTGTGAGCAGGCGGCAACCGCTGGCGTTGATGGGTTTTCGTCAATGTCCGAAGTGCTTGAAGATCGTAGAGCCGCAACCGCTGTCGAGTGGCAGACTCCAGCATGGGAATGGGTTGACCCGCAGAGTGAGCAGGCTGCGTCTGACGCTGCTTTGACCTCCTTCCAGAGTACATATCAAGACGAGCTCGGTCAGCGTGGTAAGAACTGGCGGAACGTGTTTTATCAGCGAGCCAAAGAAGAAAAACTGAAACGACAGTTAGGACTCGTGACTGCTGATATGGCTCAAGTCGACGCAACTCAGGCTGAAGGTCAGCAACTGGCAGCACAATCTGCAATGCCAAATGGGCAACCAGCGCCAGCGGGTGAAATGTCGGACATGTCCCGCATGCAGTGGCAGCGAAACCGAAAAGCCATCGAAGATATTCTTGCCGAATTCATTGCAGGCACAGCCAGTGAAACCAAAACAAAAGTATTCCTGCAGTCGCTTGGGCTAACGGAAGCCACAGCACAGATGCTCATTACCGATGCTGCTGATGGCTCTGTTGACACAGATTTGGATCAAACACCCGAAATCCAAGCAATTAAGCGGTCACTGCTACGCCGTGGCAAGTGGGTGTCCACAGAAGACGGATCACCGTTATACATTGAAGACGGCGTTGCGAAGACGGGACCCGATGGAAAGACAATAGACGCTGGCAAATCTTCCAACGCGTCAAGCGGTGAAAAAAAAAGCTCGAAGGTCGAGGACAGACGATTTCCCGGACGTCCAAAAGTAGGAGAAGTCGTCAACAAGACAAAAACGGAAATCGGTGACGTCACCGTTGTTGTCAAGAAGTCAGAAGACAAGGAAGTGGATTTCGGAGAGCAACACGGCAAAGTCATCGATGACGCCGTTCAATTTGAAGTCAGAGTAAATGGTGAGGTAGTCAAGGAAACTAAGGTTAATTCCACAGCCGCCGCTGAACGCGAAGCTGATCGCATCGTATCGACCATCTCAGGCAACGCAAAAAATCTTGGAAAACTGTCTGATACAGACACCATTTCTGCACACGGAAAAGAAGTAGGCATCGAAATTTATCACGATGGTTTCGGTGGGTTCCATGGGCAATTGAATGTCACTGATAACGACGGTCTGACGCATTACATGGATAACGGGCCAATAAGTTTGGACGAGCCGGATTTCATGTCCAAGCCAAAAGCAGGCGAATTCAAAAACGAAGCACAGGCAAAGCGTGTTTTGCAAAAACGTGCAGAAAAACTCGCAAAGTTAATTGCGTCACGTGACGCAAAGGATGCAAAGGCAAAGGCGGCTGAAGACAGTGCTGCCAAGACGGATGACGACGATGACACGTAAAAAAGGAAAACTGCCACCATCCAAACACGAACGCGTCGTCATGCGATCCGTCGGCATGAATAGCGGTGTGTCCGACGTTGTCGTCGCCACGGAAACACCCGTTCGGCGATACGACGAAGATCGCGGCTATGTCATTAGTGAAGTGTTGCTGATGGAAGGCATGGTTCTGCGAAAGGGACAGCAGCAGTTTCCTATTGTCGATTCTCACGACGATCGCACTGTCAGAAACATTTTCGGCAGCATTCGTGATCTTGAAATTCGAGACGGGGAACTTCACGGCAAGCCGTACTTCGCGTCAGACACAGAGTCGCAGGCGATCTGCACGCGGATGAACGAAGGTCACATCACTGACTTTTCAATCACTGCTGAGCCACTCGAATCAATGTTTGTCCCACACGGGCAGTCATACACCACAAAACGCGGTGTGACTGTAGAAGGTCCTGCTGTCATCCATGTGAGATGGCAGCCTCATAACGCTTCGATTTGCACTACAGGTGCAGACGAGCTTTCAACTGTACGCAGGTCCTATACAGACCTCGAAAGAAAGGTAACCAGAATGGACGAGGCGCTATTGGGCCAGCTCACAGCAATGGGGCTCCCAGACGGAATGACGGATCCAAATCAGGTTTTGGCGTGGGTTGTCGGCAAGATGAATCCGGGTGAAAAGCCGAAACCAGAAGAACCAATCAAGAAGATGGAAGGCATGACTGAGCCTGAGAAAGAGAAAGAAGACATCGTCGAAAACATGGACGGTGCAACGAAGGAAGAGGAAGCAAAGAAAGTGGAAGAAGCAATCGTCCGGGCGCTCAATAAGGATTCGCAGCGACGGAAAGAGATCCACGCACTTTGCACGACTCACAAAATCGAACGTTCCTTTGCCGACCAGCTCTGTGATGGCGGCGTTGATCTCAACACCGCTCGTACAAGGATTCTCGAAAGAATGGCAACCAAACCAATCGGCCAGACCGCCGGCATGTCCGCAACTGTGACAGAATCCGCTGATGACAAGATGTTCGCAGCAATGCGAGACGGTCTCGTTGTCCGTACCTTCCGTCAGGGCGGCATTCGCAGTCAGGCGTCTGCAAAACTGGCTGCAGGTCACGAAGACTTCGTCAACATGAAGCTGGGCCGTGTGGCCGAAATGTACGCCGAAAAACTCGGCTGCGACGTTCGGCGAATGGCTCCAAAGGATATTGCACTGGTGGCAATGGGGCATCCTGGCACTCTCAATCGATATCGCGTTCAGCGTGACGCGTACCACACCACAGGCAGTTTTTCGAACCTGCTTCTGGACGCAGCCAATAAAACCCTGCTCGCAGGGTACGAGGAAGCTCCGTTCACGTGGTCGATGTGGGCTCGTGACGCTGGCACGACGGCAGACTTCAAGAACCTGAATCGAATTCGATTCAGCGAAATGGGGACGCCAGAGATGGTGCCAGAGGGTAAGGAATACCCTGACGCACCAATGAGCGACGCTCGCGAAACGTACAAGGTCAACAAGTACGGCAACATGTTCACCATCACTTGGGAAACTGTTGTCAATGATGACCTTGACGCGATCAGCCGCATTCCTGCAATGCAGGGAGCTGCCTGCCGACGGTTGCAGAATCAGGCTGTTTACGGAGTGCTGACAGGCAATCCAGTGATGGCTGATACTGGTGCTCTGTTCAACGCAACGGCACAAACGACTGTTGGCGGCCACGCCAATCTGGCTACTGGTGCAGGTGCTCCGAGCGTCAGCACTCTGAACACCGCCTACATCAGCATGATGACGAAGAAGGGCTTGCGTTCAGACGTGATTCTGAACATTCAGCCTGCCTTCCTGATCGTGCCAGCAGCAATTGGAGCTACGGCTCTTCAGTTGATTGGGTCCATCGCGGATCCTTCGGTAGGTGGCAACGTTGCAGGCAACAGCAACACGAAAAACATCTACGGGCCGAACGGAGACCGACCGTTAAAAGTCATCGTTGAGCCACTACTGGACGCCAACAGTTCAACAGCTTGGTATCTGGCTGCGAACAACAGTCAGGTCGACACCGTCGAAATCACCTTCCTGGAAGGCGAACAGTCTCCAGTTCTCGAAAACGAATGGGACTTCGACAAGGACGTGTACAAATACAAGGTGCGACAGACATTCGGAGTTGCTCCGATCGACTATCGCGGCCTGTACAAGCACAACGGAGCGTAACGCTCTTGTGACGTGATCTCTGCCGGCTGGCCGTGCGGCCAGCCGGCTTTTTGAAAGCATCTCCCACGGTAGCGGAATGCGATGACCCGTTGTTAAGAAGGAAAGACAAATGGCTGGTATTCAGGACTTTCAAGAATTCTCCGATGACTTTAATGGTGCCGTTGCGGCATTTCCAACGTCAGCGGATCCGGCTACAGCGTGGCTGGTAGATGACACTTCAAGCTCAGGTGCTCCGACCTACACAAAGGGCACAAGCGAAGCAACACTGACACTGGCGTCTACAACGGAAGTTGAAAACGTCTGCTTGCACTTCAACGACGCTCTGGACTTCGATATTGATTCCATTATTCGTATGGAATTTCGGGCAAAGGTAACGGCGACTCTCGACAGCGCCACAACGATCGTGATGGGGCTTGGTTCTGCTCGTGCGGATGATCCAGACGCAGTTGCAGCGAATGCTTTTTTCAAACTGACTGGCAGCAATGCGGTCGTGGTTGAAACCGACGACGGAACGACAGACAACGACGACAACGCAACCGGCGTGACTCTGAGTTCTACCTACAAGCGATTCGTAATCGATTTCAGCGGCGGAAAATCGGACGTCAAGTTTTACATTGACGGCGTAAAAGTCGGCACTGAAACGTTCACTATGTCAGCGTATTCCTCGGGGCTGCAGCCAATCTTTCAGATTCAGAAGACCAGCGACAGCAACACCGACGCACTGACAATCGATTATGTAAAGGTCGTCTCTCGCCGATGAGCCTTGCCGAACGGATCGTAACGGATGCGGCAACAGTCTTTCTGAACTCAGATCACTTTGCTGAGTCAGTGACTTACTACCCGCATCGATTCCATACTGATGCGGTGCGACAGCCGCGAGAAATCAAGGCTGTCGTTACTCGCAATCAGGTGGCTACGTTTAATCCGGACGAGCAGATTCTGACGGAATTCGAAGTGCGTGTTGCAAACAGTGCGACGACTGGCATCAGCAGTGACGAACTTGACACCGGAGGCGATCAGATCAGTCTGGCACCTCGCATTGGTGAAACGGCTCGCAAGGTTTCTGTGCAGTTGCTGACGGAACATGATGACGGAATGTTGGTGTTGATATGTCGGTGATCATTGAAAAACCAGTTGTGACGAAAATTTCTGACGAGATTTTCGCACGTCTGGAAACGTTGATCACAGAACCCAACGACGCGTTTACTTTCGTTGACGTGGTGCGTCCGACAAAGCTCGCGACATACACACCGGCTCATGGTTTGATTGTGTTGACACGTGGAGAAGTGACACGAGTTGAAAACCTTGATTGTCCGGGCAATCCGCCGGCAATCGCATATCAGCAAACGTTTCTTGTGCGTGTTCATATCGCTCCGAGTGAAAAAGATTCTACTCCGATTGAGTTGTACGAAGACGTCGCAGAGGCAGCGATACACAAGGCGATCAGAACTTCAGGCACTTGGCACACGTTCGACGGAAACGCAATCAACGCAGATTTCGGAGCACAGCAAACGGCGACGTCTGACGGTGGCTATGACGGAATCGCGGTCCCTGTGATGGTGACATTTCGAGTGAGTGAAGGCGATCCGTATACGGTGCGAAACTAATGTTGTCCGTAGAGATACGAAAAACCCAACTCGACAGGCTGGCAACAGCAACGGCCAGAGCCGGAAAGAAGATGAAGAAGGAACTGGCTGCAGCCATAAACGCAGTCAGCAAAAAAACAAAACTGCAGATGGGTCGAGATGTTCGCAACACGATCAATCTGAAGAAAGACGAAGCGGAAAAGCCGATCAGTATTCGAGCCAGTGCAGCGGAAGGAAGTTTGTTTGCTGTCGTGCAACTAAAGAAAACACCGCGACTTGGGCTGCGGCATTTTGGAGCACGGCAAGACAAACGAGGCGTCAGTTACAAAATTTCAAAACATGGTGGACGCGCACGCATCGATGGAGCCTTTCAGGGGCCAAAGCCGGGCGTGATCAA